CCCCTTTCAGTGTCTGATGTTCGTAGTCGAATACGATGTCCTTGCCGCGCTGCGAGAAGTCGGAGATGATCTCATCGGCGTCAGCCTCGCCAAACGTGAATTTGCCGCGCTCCTCGCCCTTGGTGTATTCGTTGTCGCCGTAGCGGATCAGCAGGAACTCGTCCGGAGGGGTGCGACCGGAGTCGGTGAACGCCATCGGCGCCAGGGCCATGGTGTCGGAACCGTCGGAACTGAATGCCAGAATGTATTTTCTCTTCTTCATATCAATGGGACTCCTGTCAACTGAAAAGAACGTCTTTATTCTCAAAATCAACACCTTGATGCTGTGCGCATACGTACTTGACTTTCTCGCTCTGGCTCATCTCGCCCCAATTGGCAGGCAACGACTCAGTCGACACCTCCGGTGCCCTCGATGCCCTTGAAGTTTCTGGTGCTCCTGAAGCTCCTGAAACCTCCGGTGTCCCTGATGCCCCTGATGTCCCCGAAGCCCCTGAAGCCTCCGGCGTCTCTGATGAATCCGGCATCTTTCCATGGTCGAAACGACCGTCCTTCTTGCGCGGCTAGCCGTCCCAGAACGCGGCTACTTGGCCGTGCCCCGGCGTTTCCAAAAAGACGCCGGCAACGCCCCGTTGAGGAACCCGGCCAGCATGGCGCCCTGCAGCGCGTCCTCGAACGCATCCGTGCCGAACTCGTCCATCACGCCCGGGAGCGCGGCCAGGAAGCCCGGCGCTCGCTCCTTGAACTTCTCGACCAGGTCGTCGGCCTCGGGGTCGAGGTCGCCGAACGCCTTGCTGATCGCGGACTCGATGGGGATCCGCCAGGCCGCCAGCGCCTCATCGTCCACCATCCGGCCGAGCGCCGCCCAGATCACCCTGTCGATGGCCTTTCCGGAGCCTTGGCCATTGGATGTGTCGCTCATGGCCATGCGGTTCCTGTTGTCGTCATTATCGCCGCGCCGCGCCGTTGCCGCCGGAAAGACGCCCTGGAACGGCGGCGGCTCCGGCTCGCGCTCCTCCAGCTCGATGCCATAGGTCTCCATGACGTATTCGCGGGTCAGCCTGCAGCCCGCCGCCTGGGCTACCTTCGCGTCGCGGTCCGCCCGCACATTGAGGTCCTCTGCCTTCTGGCAGTCGATGACGAAGCGCATGTCGCGGGTGTCGCCCAGGCCGTACTTCGCCTGGCATATCCAGTTGACCAGGCGGGTCTGGATGACCTCGGACAGCATGGCGCTGTCCGCCTCGAGGATGTCCTGGCGGACCTCCTCCTGCATGCCGCCCTGTGACAGGCCGCTGCCCCGGTCGCTCGATGCCAGCTGCCCCAGCACCGCCAGCGTCATGAGCTCGTCGCAGTAGCGCTGGTGCAGCTCGTACACGTCGTTCCGGCCCGTCGAGTTCAGCAGCTCCATGGCGGTCTCGGTGGTGCCGACGCCGGCGCCGCCCGAGCGCACCATGAGCAGGGATGTTATAAGCTCCTTGCGCTTCTTCTTGTCCCCGAAATCCCCGGCGGGTATCTTCGCCAGCAGGAAGGGCATGCCGAACTTCTCCAAGAAGCGGTTCCAGTCGGCGAAGGCCGCGTACTTGAACATGTGCAGCCAGAGCAGCGTGCGCATCAGCCCCATGCGGCAGGGCAGCCCGGCGACGCCGTCGTTGACCAGGAATAGTATCTGCGCCCGGTGGAACTCGACCAGCGGGATGGGCTGGCCGACCGCGCTTGCCAGCGCCGGGTTGCCGCCCTCGTCGAAAAGCCAGCGGTCGTTCGAAATCGGGCGGAACCCCGCCACCGTGGAGCCTCCCTCGGCCCAATCAACCGCCACCCCGGCGTAGCCGTGGCCGACGGCCGCCAGCAGCCAGCCCATGGCCTTCTGCAAGCCGGCGTCCGACAGCGTCCGGGTGATTTCCTCGGCAACCTCCGGCTTCCCCTCGCTCTGGATGCGCCAGGGCTTGGACAGCACCGCCAGGCGCCTGGTGTTGAGGTGGGCCGCCAGGATCGGCTCCTTCTCCAGCAGCGTCGGGAATAGCGCGGCCTGCTCGCGCGGGTCCCCGGCGTCGGCGTCGTTGATGATCTGCACCAGGCGGTCCGGCTTCAGACGGTGCTTGGAGGACTCCAGGAAGTCGGAGATGATCGACGTGAACAGGTCGTCGGACTGGTCGATGCCGGTCAGGCCGCGATGCCGGACGGCCTTGGCAAAACGCATCAATATCTGGGCGAATTTCATGGAGACGCTCCTCGAGGCAAAAAAAAAACGCACTGGCGGAAAAAAATCCTCTGCCAGTGCGCTGGGCGTCAACCAAAACGGCGCGCGCCTCAGAAATACTCCGCCAGTGCGGATGCGCCGTCGTCGCGCCAGACGGACACGCCCTCGACCATGTACTCGCGTGGGCGGTCGGCCTCCATGACCATGTAGCGCAGCGCGTCCATCGCGTGGTCGCGGTCCTGCCTCGGCTCCTCCTTGGCGTTGCGCCCCTCCTTGGGTTCCTCCCAGCTGTAGTCGTACAGCTCGGTGATGGTGTTGATGCAATCGCGTGAGATGTACAGCCTCGGGCGCCCGTCGCCGGCTGGCATGAAGCGCTTCTGCACGGCCTGGATGCCGGTGTAGACGTCGTTCTGCGCCTCCTCGTTGGCGACGCCGTTCAGGTTCAGGAACTCCCGCGCCTCGGCGGCGGACGGGTCGGCCACCGTCGAGAAGCTCCCGTCCTCGGCTGCCTTGATCTCCTCGGCTAGGTCGGCGATCAGCACCCCCGCCCGGTAGAGTTCGCGGTAGACCCACAGCCTGCCGTCGCCGTCCACCGCGCCCCAGAGGCAGCAGAAGGGGTTGGTGAAGCCGAAGTCGATGGCCCGCAGGCGCCGCCAGTCGCCGCTTCCGTGCGGCAGCTCGTCGAAGCAGTGCACGTCCGGATCGAACATGTCGTAGACCGCGCCCTCGTTGCTGCACCACTCGCCCAGGAGCATCCGGCGGCGCTGCACGCCCGGGAGCGCCTCGAGGGTCGCGATGGTGTCGGCCGGCAGGTAGGGGTTGTCGTAGGGCGTCCAGGGCAGCCGCGCCCAGGTCGCCGCGTCCGGAAGCGGCTTCCGCTCCCGTGCGTCCGCGCCCGATGGCAGGACGCGCTGCACGCCGACCTGGTGCAGCCAGTGCAGCGGCCCCTTGGGGTTGCAGTCGAGGATCAGCTTGCGGGCCGCGCCGGGGATGTTCTGCGAAAGCCGGGTCAGCACCTTGGTCACGGTGTCCCAGCTCACCTGGGTGGCCTCGTTGATGAAAATATGCAAATACTCGTCGCCCAATATCTTGTCCACGCGCTCGGCGTCGTCCAGGCCGGCGACGCGGATCATCGAGCCGTTGGGGAACCTGGCCTCGAGCGTGCTCTCGTGGTAGCGCGCCCCGCACGTCCCGGGCGGCAATATCTTCTTCAGGCTCAGGTTCCAGAGCGTCGTCCGCGCATGGTCCAGGCGCCACCGCGCCGCCAGTATACGCGCCCCCGGCCGCGACAGCGCCTCCTTGACCAGCCAGACCAGAATCACGTCGGTCTTGCCGGAACGCGCCCCGCCGTCAAACAAATAGCGTCTGAAAGCCGGGTCCTCCAACAGCTTCCAAGCGCTTTTTTGTTTCGGGAACAGCTTGTAACGCTTCGCCTTTATGACTATACCTCGATGATAAATACATTGTTTTGCGTGTTTTCCTCAACCTTGTCGGTCAGCCCCAGCAGCTCCAGGGCCTTCATGTCGTCCTTGAGCTTGATGCGCACCTCCTCTTTGCCCTTGTGCTTCTGCCACGTGACCTCCTGGATGGCGGCGGACAGGGGCGAGGACACGACCTTTGCCATGTCCACCCTGCCGCGCTCGTCCAAAAAGTCGGTAATCTTGGCGGTTGCTATGACCGCCAGCCGGCTGACCGCATCCCGGGCGTGTAACTGCTCGATTTTCAGCGCCTCGTCGTTTAAGTGCTTGATGCGCGCCTGGATATTAGGTTTTGCTAATAAAGCTATGGCACACACGGTCGCCACTTCCGGCGTTTTTGGTTTGTACCCTGCCGCCCTATATGCCGCCGCCCCGTTTCTCCTATGTTTACCGGTGTAATGGACACAAAAGGCCTCCCAGCGCGTATTTTTCAGCCTGTCTGCGCCGTTGTTGTTGTTATTGTTCGGTTTTGTCATTCTTTGTTAACGCCTCTAACAGCTCCGGCTGCATTGCTCCGGAGCGTATCTTGTTTTGCAGCCGCTCTATTAGCCTCTGTGCTGCTCGCAAGTCCGCGTTCCAGCGGTCAATGCACGCCTTTTTGGCCTCTACCATGCGGGTGTAGTTCTCCTGCGCGTCGAACAACTCGATGTACAGTCTTAGTTTGGCTTGTTCATCCATTTCGTTTTTTCCCTTCGCAGTTTTTCGTTGTCCTGTACTTTCAACAATATCGCGTCGCTTAGTCCCGCCAGGTGCTCATCATAGCCTGAGCCTGCACTGTGCACAAGCGCGTCCTTCAGCTGCGGCCACCTTGCGGCCATGCATCTAATGCGCTTGTGGACTGCCTGCTTGCTTATTTTGCGGCGGCAGCCTATTTCCGAGAGCGACAGCCCCGCGAAGCGCATGGTCAGGATTACGCCGTCCTCAGTGTCGGCGTCGGACACTTCAGCAATCAGGCGAAGCGCCTCGCGCAGCATCGAGGCGGCGAGAGCAAAGGCGCATTGGCCTTGGCTCTCGTCCTCCGGCTCTGGCGCCGGGGTGGTCTCTAGGGCGTATTCGTACTGCGTTATTTTCTGCATCTGTCCTCCTGAAAATGTTGCCGCCGTCAACCAAAGTCGCACTGCCGCCTATTTTTGCGCCAATGTCGCGCCCCTCAAGCGACAACGCCGCCTGCCGCTTGCGCGAGGCCTTTTTGATTTTATCATAGCCGCGTTTGGTAATCATTCGTCTTCTTGTTCCTCGAGCTTCCGTTCCTCCACCAGTTCAAGCATGATCTTCTGTGCGTTTGTCGCACCCTGGACAGCCTGTGTTTTTATGGATTTTCGCAGTTCAGCTTCGCTTTTGAGTTGTCCTTTCAAAACCGCTTTTCGGATTAGCAGCGCTTCTTCGCTGATCTTTTTTTTGCTTTTCGGATCTGCGGTCAATGCTTCGGTAATAACCGGATCGTCCATGATAATGGCTATTTTTTGACGTGAGAACTGAAGTTCACCATATCCCTCTAAAACGGCGAGTGTTTCTTTTGTAATCATAGCTTCACCTCGAATTTTTTGCGTTGGTTTTCGATGTCCTGCGGCTTCCAACCGTGGACGTTTTCAGTCTTGTTGATGTTTTCGGAAATGACCTGAAAAACTTTATAGCCGTGTTTTTTTGCCACGTCGATATAAAATTGCGCATCGTCGTGTCTTTGAAATACATTTGCAACGGCA